TGATGGTTCAGCTGATGAAACAATAGAGTTTATGACATACATAACTCCAAGCTATGGCCAGACACCTGACCAAGCAGTATTAACCGCAGCAGAACTGTAAATAATATTTATTAGGGTAGGGGCTTGAGCCCCTGCTCTTAGGAGAAAACAATGACAGAAAAGAAAATATGGTCAATGGACGAATTAGTAGCACTCACTGATGAAGTGCAAGAAGACGAAGTTGAATATAGAGATGGAATGGTTCCATTTCAATATTGTGAATTAACTGAAAAAGAAGAGCCTAAATTTACTGGAGTCGGAGACGATTTACCAGAAGAAGAAAAATTAGCATTATATCAAGAAATTGGGTCAAAAAGAGTAGTAAGTATGCTTTTAAAGGCTAACGAAAAGAACCCTGAAGGTCCTGTTATTACAGAGGAACAATGGGGGCTTTTACCAACCACTCTAAGATATGCTATTTCTAATAGAATTTTAGGTGTTGAAGAGGAAATCAGAGAAAGTTTTCGGGAATAATGCTAGAATCGCCTGATGCGGTTTTACTTTACATCCCCTTAATGAAAGAATTAGGGATGTCATGGAATGAAATTAAAAATACGCCCCGTTATGAATTAGACTATCTATTGGCTGCGGCCTATGAGCATAGACGTATGCATTCGATGGATGGATATGATGATAAAGATGTACAAGAAATGGCTAAAAACAAGCCTCAAGTACGACAACAATATCACGATTATCTAGTTACACGGCGTCGTTACGAAGCAATGACAGGAAGAGAACACAAGAAACCTAGTTTCAAGGATATTTAATAATGGGTTTTGCAGGACAAGTTTTTGCAGCGCGTGTCGCGATTGGTTTAGCCGTTCCTAGTCCACAGGCTTTAAATAAGACTGGTGGAGTATTAGCTAGAGCTATCACAAATATACAAAAAAGGATAGAATTAGCCAGAGGACGTGGTGATATCTCAGGGAAATATGCCGCGGAAATGGATAAATCTAACAAAAAAGCACTTAGTTTAACTGATAAAATGAATAATCAGATTGTAGCACGCATGAAGACCACTTTGTCCAAAATAAACGCTGAAACCAAAGGAAGTATGTCTCAATCTGCTTCTGCTTTATCTAGTAACTATTCTAAAATACAGTCAATATTGAGTAAAGATTTAGGTGATAAATTAACTCGGGGTATGAAGAAAGGGGAATCTTTCCATAATGTTACTCAGTTAGCTGGTAATTTACATAAAATGAATGAAGCAGAAAGACAAGCTGTTGTGTCTCATTTACAAATGTATATTGGTCAGGAAAATAAGCGAATTCAAAACTTATATGAAGAAGCTGCACTGATGGAAAGGAAAACAAAGCCACAAAAAGATGCATACAATCTTGCAGTAAAAGAAGCTGAAAATGCTGAAGACCAACTTTTAACTCAAAAAGAGCTGTTAGGAGACATAAAGGAACGAATTCAACTTTCTAAACAACTTACTGCGGAATATGATTTTATGTCTAAGAATGTAAGTGAGTTGGCAGAAGGTGTAATTGACGTAACTAATGCAGTACGCAGTCAATTTAACAGTGCTTTAAGAACCAGTGTTGCTATTTTAACAGCAGTCGGTTACAAATTAAATCAAAACACCCAAGATTTAGTTGAATTTGAACGAGAACTTTTAAATGCTAATTCTGTTTTTAATTTGACTAACGATAATCTCTTTGAAGTAGGAAACAGCATTGTTGAATTTGGTAATAATTTTGGTATTGCTGTTCAAAATGGTGCTACTGGTCTTTACCAACTAGCATCGGCTGGTTTAGAAGCCAATGAAGCTTTAGAAGTTCTACCCCACACCTTAAAATTATCCATGGCGGTACAGGGAGACCACAATACTATCTCTAAATTAACTGCACAGACATTGTTTGGATTTGGTATGGAAATGGACCAAGCAGCACTAATAACAGATAAATTTGCTTATGCTATTCAGAAATCTCTTATTGAATATCAAGATTTATCAAGCGCTGTTAAGTTTGCTCTACCTTTCTTTACCTCTACAGGGCAATCTATTGACCAATTGTTAGGGGCTCTACAGATATTGACTAATAGAGCTTTAGAGGCTGGTATAGCTGGTAGGGGTTTAAGACAAGCATTGGCTGAATTTGCTGAAAGTGCTATGGATGCTGAAGTAGGATTCCGTAAAATGGGAGTAGAAATTCTCAACGCGGAAGGTGAAATGTTACAATTAACTGAGATAGCTTCTCAGTTTGCAGCCGCAGTTGGTCCAGAAACTGCATCAAATACAGAGTTATTAACTACTCTGATACAAGACTTGAATGTGCGTGGTGCTACTGCGTTTATCCACTTAGTTCAAGCTTCTGATGAGTTTACTCAGGCTGTTGAAGATACCACTAACGCAGGTGGTCAATTAGATGAAATGGTTCGAATTCAGAACGAATCATTGGGTGCACAATTACAAATATTAAAGACTAATATTTTCTCTATTTTTGCATTGAGAGATGCAGCTTATGAAGGAACGGAATTTATTAATGGTTTCCATAAGGCTGTTGTAGAGTCAGTTCAAGGGTTTAAAGACATGATTATAGTAACTGAGAATGGTGAACAAAGACTTACAGAATTTGGTCAACAATTACAAGATATGTCAACTGAATATTTGATAGAAATTGTAGAAATTGTAAAGAATTTAATTATGGGTATAAAGGATTTATTACCTACAGTACAACGTCTTTGGCAAGTTATATTAGTACCATTGAGGATTATTGATAGATTATTGAATAGTGATAGTAAATTAGTACAAGGGTTACTTATTTTTGCTGCTACTTGGAAAGCATTATCTTTTATGGGAATCCCTCAATTATTACGTGCTATGGGTGTGGGCTTAATGAAGATAGGGGCTGTTAATACTATGGTCACTGGTGCAGGAGCTGCTGTTGCTAGTGGTGCCACAAGTGCTGGATTAGCAACCGGTTTATTAGCTAGTCGAGGTGTAACCTCAGGCGGCACTTTAAAGAAAGGATATGAATATGTTGGTAAAAATATGATTAGAGGCCCTTCAGGGGGTATGATGAAAGTAGGAACTAAAAAGGCTATGAGAGCTTTTGTACCTAAAATAGGAGCAAGAGCTGGATTGGCTGCTTTGGGTCCTATTGGAATGGCACTAGGGGCTGCATGGCTCGGATATGATTTACTAAAGATGGGAGGAGTTCTTCAGTCTGGTGGGTATGTCCAACCTATGGCTGGTGGTGGTAGCATGGGAGGAGGTCGGCCTTATTTGGTTGGAGAACAAGGACCAGAACTCTTTATGCCCGGTAATTCAGGGCAAATGTTAAATACTGGTCAAACCCAAGATTTATTAGGTGGTAGAGTAGTGTTAAAAGATGTGTCAATAGGAATTGATTCTTTCGGAGGTATTGCATGATAAAGGTTCGACCTAATAGGTTCTTTTTAAAGAATACTCCCGCTTCAGGGTCTATCCTTCCTTTGATATCAGAAATGCCTGATTTACCTATAGCTGCAACTTCACAAATATTAGATTTTTCAACTGGAGATATAAATAAAAGCTACGTGGTCTCTGGTAATATTAACAACGAACTAACTGCTGGTAGGTATGATTTAATAGGGGGATATTTACGAATGTTTGCTAGTGGAGCAGATGTGAGTACTGCGGGTCAACCTGCTTCTTTATCGATGTATGTTTTTAAAGATGATATTGAAATAAAAGAGGGAGGAATTACCCCAGCCAGTGCTGCTGATGTTGGTGCTATCTATAGTAATACTTACCCTGAAGGAGGAATTACATATTCAATAGAAGATTTTGATGGAGAAGGAGATTCTTTAAATTATAGTCCTGCCGCCATACAAGGTTATATGGGTAGTGACCCTTTTATATGGTATGATGACGCTGTAGATATACATGCGAGAAAAGCTTCTGTCACTAGGAATAGAGCTAAAAAGGACCTTAAACCTTACAGAACATTTGACCCTCGTGACCAACATCTAAGTATGTCAGATGGGAGTACGTCTGTGACATTAAATAACAATAACAATGTAATAGGTGGAGGACAAGCCGCCCCTGATTACTCTAAGAGTATGGGAGGTTTAGGGCGTCGAGGTGGAGGTATAGCAAGAATTTATTTAACCAAAGAAGCCTCACAAACATATTCGTCCGCGCTGTCCACCGACTCCAGCGCCCGCACCATCACATGGCACCCTAAAGTAAGAAAAGAAGATGGTAGTATCAAACAATCTAAACATATTCAATTTTCTGGGGAGTATAACAGAACCGACCGTCACCAGATTACAGATTGGATTCAATACGGGTCTATGCACCCACTACCTGAGGGGGACGACAGTGAAGCTCGTCAGACTAACAACAATACAATATTTAATGAAATTTTTTCTTCGCGTTTAGTACACAATCCATGGAACGCAGATGCAACTAATCCGTTAGTGTATTCATTACTCAATTTATCTAAAACTGAAGGGCAGGGATTTGGTAACGCTGCTCGTTTCTATCATAGCTGGGATTTTGCTAGTGGCTCACAAGGAGCGTCTGGTGGTAAAACAGCTATTGAAGTAGAATATGGAAGAAGTGCTGACGTAAATGGTCAAACCGCTAGAGCTTCTATTTATAATATTCCTATACCTTTAATTACAGATTGCGGCCACGATAGTGATAATAGCTACGCTGTAAGTGATAGGCGTACATATTTCCCTGAGATATCTATGGATATGCGTATAGATAAACTAGGAGCTACTCCTTTATATGGTGTTAGTACGCACACTTCAAAATATACTGAAGGAGGAGACGCTATGGTTTATGGTTTAGCTGCGGGAGCTACTGTAAACGCACGTGCACAAGCAGCTACAATAGACCCTACAGATTATACTAATGACAAATGTGAAAGTCTGTTACGCAGTGTAGTCATTACTTTTTCTAATTATACACCAACAGATGTGAGTACGAGTGCTAATATTACTCTTGACGAATTTCTTAATTATGGTTTAAATAATTTCTATATAAAACAACAAACAAAGCATGGTATAGTTGGGGGGCTCATGTTTAGGACATATGGAAGTATATATAATGATACTGGTGCAGCCGATGCAGCAAACACTGGACAATCTTATCCTTCTCTGGATACCAATACCATTTATGCACAAGCTCTCCCTGTAATGCCTAAAAATGATTTAAGTGGTAAAAGTGTAGGAGATGGTAAACTTTTTGAAAATGGCGGTTTTATTCGACTTTGTACAGGAAAGTATGACGATGGAGTTTTTACAGATGCCTCATGTGATTTAACAACTGACAGTGTTAGTGTTACACACACCGCTAATACAAGTATAAAAGCAGGACAAACAGTGGAAAGTACATATTTACCTTCTGGAACTAAAATTGCATCAATCACATCTAGTACGGCTTTTAAATTAACGCAACCAGCCACAGCTACGAGAGTGAATGAAACTCTAACATTCCGCACTGATGAAAAGGGAGGTGTAAGTGCTGCTGTTACTGGAGATGATTACTTACTTCGTTTGGGAGTTGATAGTTGGATAGATGCGTATCAAAGTCAATTAGGTACAGATGCTACTGAACTATGGGCAGGTCCTCCTTTATGGCAAAAATTACCTTTTAATTCTTTCTTTAAATTACGTTTATTTTGGGATGTATTAGCTTGTAATTCCGATGCTTCTTTTAGTAATATCCCTTATTCTAAATTAAATGCTAGTTCTCCTACTAATGAATATGCTTCACAGGGTCCTATTTGTAGAGCTATGTTTGAAGTTGAAGGAGGAGGAACTGACCCAGAATTATCAAGTACTGAAGAATATCCATTTATAGATATTCCTTTCCCATGCAATCCACTAGATGATACTCAATCAGTGTCACAATATGTATCAAAAACAAAATTCTGGTGTCCTTTGGATAATGAAACTGGGGAACTTAATGCTACCTTAGATGAAGATGATGCTGCAAAATTATTTCCAAAGCATATGATAATATGGGTAAATAATTATAGATATATTGTTGGTAGTGCCAACACAAGGCGTGAAACAGAAATACTTAATGGTCAAGATGACGATTATTATTATTATGGAGATGTTTCTCCTGATGGTTCTACACAGGAAACTGAGTTATATATAGATAACATTACAATTAAAGATTTTACCCCTAAAATCAACAACCATACTGCAACTAATGGAAGAGTTTCTCCGTGGACTATTGCCCCTTCTAGTGTTGAATCTCCTTTATACAATATTACAGGTTCTGGTAGTGGGAACGAAAATCATCGACGTTTAATTTCTTTTAACGCAGTTTCAGGAACTAATGCAGGGGGAACGAATGCAGCCAGTTATCGAACGTTACATCCATCCAATCAAGTAATAATGGGATGGGATGATAAAAGTGGTAATAATGCGAATTATATGTTTTTTGGGGATTTTTCTACTCTTGATTTTAATGGATTAAATTATTTTAATTATCCTTTCTGGACTAATTTTAGCAATGGAGGTTTTATCAGTATGGCTGATAACGTTGTAACTAATGATGTTAATAAATTAGGTCACCAATTTATGGGAGCTCATTATATTAGTGGTGCTGTAGAAGTACAGTATGGTGAGATGGTTGGTAGTTATAATAATTTATCTGGTGCGTCATATGAGATAACAGATGCGGGTACTGTAGCTGGTAATAAAATGACTATTGCTTCAGGCTCTAATAGTTTTATGTCTACAGATGCTTTTACTCAAAAAGGATTTGCTTATGTGAGTGTATCTGGTAGTGCGGGGAATGATACTGCTGTAGATTATGGTAATTGGGGTAAACGTGAGCACGCAGGTGCGTCTGTTAAAATTACAGGGGTTCCCAGAGCTGGTAACGGATTGGCAGACAATCAAATCCAAGTAGCTGACCCTTCTATATTTAATGAATTCTCAGATGATGAGTATATTATTTATAGAGCTCATGCTTCAGACAATAATAATCATCGTTTAACAGGAATAAAATTAGCAGAAACAGGCTCTATAGTAGGTAATACCATTACCTTTAATAAAAAAGTAACTACGTCTACTGGTGGTAAACCATATATGCAAAGAAAGTTTTGGAACGAATTATATATTTCTCCTTATAAATACTGGGTAACTATGACTTATCCTACGAACGCGTCATATGGTGCAAGTAATAATCAATTACCAGCTTCCCGCAGCTATTCAAGTATTTTTAAAGTTGATACTACTCCAACAACTGCTCACACAGGGACAACTTTCAATGAAAATATATACAGTTATGATACTACTGCTACAGGTACCGTAGGGCGCTCCGCAATGTCTCATAATGTATGGGATTTTGAATTTGATGAGGAAGCTAGTGTGTTTGAGTTAGGGCAAGATTGGGGATATGGCCCTTATGACATAGATACTTCTACAGGTGGAGAGGTAGATGTGAAAGGAGTTCTTTCGGGTAATTATGTTGATTTTGATTTAAGTGGTCCTATTGATACTCAGACTATTACTGATGAACAGAGTTTCCTTCTATTTTGTAGAATGGATGGAAAAATGAACAATAGTGGAGTAGATTTATATAGTCCTGTATCAAGCGATATATATAGAACTCCTCGTTTTTACTGGCAATATATAGATTTACCTCCAGTAATAGGAAATTTAGATGTAAAACCTGCTTTTGATTTATTGGAATCAGATGTGAATCTTTATGATTTAACTACTGAAGACTTAAATGCTGTTAAATTTACATGGGATGAACAAGAAGAGGATGTGTGGTATAGGTATATGATAGTAGGGACTGGTAGTATTGCTAATAAATACCATGGAGCTAGATTGTGGATGCCTCTTAATGAAGAACCTCCTAACCAGAATATGAAAAGTTTTGTAACTTCTCATTATGTTTATGATGTAGTAAGTGGAACTAGCACCACTTTAGCTAATGCTGCTGGGATAGAAAATCAACCTTTGGGTATTGTAGCAGCTAATGGTTATGAAAGTGCTTTAACTTGTGATTTAACAGGTATTTCAGGATGGGCACCTACCTTTAGTCCGGATACTGTAGGACAATATGCCACTTTACTTAGTGGAGGTAATTTTTCATTTCCGTTTGGTTCTGCTGCGGAAACTCAAAAATTCAGCGTTATGGCGCACTGTACTCCAGTAAGCGGTACAAGCCAACAATGGCAATTTATATTTTCTAAAGGAGTTGATGCTAATAATGGTTCTCCAGTGCGAACTGGTTTATCTATGCAAATTAGTGGAAGTAGTACGCCTTATGTGCAGGTATGTCATGCAGGAACTTTCTTAACATCTTCTACACCTATACCAAATGATGGTAGTGCGGTTAATATTATTTATACTTATAATAGTGGAAGCGCCACAGGACCTGATGCTAAATTATATGTTGACGGGGTATTAGAAGCTTATGCAGATACAATGCCAGCTTTACCTACTACCGATACTGATTTATTTATAGGCACTGCAAGAAACCAAGCTAGTAGTGCTATTTGGTCTTATACCTCTAATGGTGCTGCTGATGGAAGTAGAACACCTGATACCTATGATGGAGGAGGTAGTGGAGTAACGCCTACATCGACGGATGGTTCAGGGGTAATTGCCGATACTAAGTTTAAAATAGTAGTAGCAAGTGATGGTACGCCCACATTTACTATATTATCGGGAGCTTCTGGATATGCTGTGGATGATACATTAACCTTTGCTGATGCTAAGATGGGTGGTGGTGGAGGTGCTTCTGTTGTGCTAACTGTAAAGGCTATAGGTATGCCATTCCAAGGACAAACTTTCAATGGCCACATAGAAGAGTTGGTATTTTATAATCATGAAATAATAGGAGTCCCAAACAGCCAAGAATATATACATAATACTGCTAACGAATTAGATTTATCTGGAACTAAGTTGATTAGTCATAATGCTAAGGTGTTTGTATGTGATTATCATAATATTAGAGGTAAATCAACTAAAACACAAGCTTCTACTAATGAAGCTTCATGGAGGGCTACAATATGAGCCAGCCAACCCAGATTATTGAATCGAATGTTTGCCCTACTTTGCGTGTAACAGGAGTAGATGAAGAAGGTAAAGAAATAAAAGAACAGACATGTTTAAACTCTCATCATACAAAAACAAGGGGTTATTGTGCTCATGTTGTACCCACTGACGAAGAAGGAAAATATACATGGTTTGTAGAGGAGGATGAATGAGTTTAACGTGGAATACTACAACTGGAACAGTTAATACCGAGGTTACGGGAACCTTTACATTTAAAGATAATAATGTGCGTGCTATGTATGTGGATTGGGACGATGGTGAATCTAATAAAAAAACAGAAGCAAATTATCAATGGTTTACAAGTACAGAAAATATCACAGGCACCACACTTACACACACTTATAATGCTACAGGTACTTTTTATCCTGTTATACAAACAGTTAATTCTAATGGATTTGTATCTCGATATTATAGTGCTAATAGTAGTGAAGCTGATTTAGTACCTTTCTCTCAAGATACCAATATAGCTTCGTTACCTATGGTTGATTCTGCCGTAACAGGAGTAACACGTGTTAATAATACAGACGCCAAAGCAGGTATAGACAATAGTGTGTTTGAAGATAGTGGGCCCGGTAAATTATATATTTGTATTATGCCTACTCTTACTGATACTGAATTAGCTTATTTTAGTCCTATTGAAGTAGACATAACTTGTGTATTAGCTTTACCTATAATTGATGGTACAGGTACTATGACTAATACTTCTTGGTCAGCTCCATCTGGAGGTGAGGAACATGTGGTTCAAACTCTTTCTTGTATATTATCTGGAACAGGTTTGACTGGTAACACAGGACTTAAAGATGTATTAAAAAGTGGTTCAGCTACAAACGGTCCTTTAATATCAGGAGCTAGTGTTGCTCGTGTTTTAGAAGTTATTTATAAAAATCCTAAATATATGGGTGCGTCTGGTAAGACGTCGTTCACCGAAAATGCAGCTTTGAATAAATTAAAAATTGGTTTATTTACAGCCAGTTCAAGATATGGGAATGGTAATATTACTGGTCGTGGTTTACCTGTGTGTTATGTAACGGCAGGTGACCCTATAAAAAGAGCTAATGATGCAGACCGTTTGATTACAGCTGATTTTTCTCAGAGTCGACCTGCTGCTTCTAATGCTTCTATATCTTCTTATTTTTACGATACAGGTAAGATGTGGTTCTCTCCAGTTAATGGGTGGGCTACTTCTGGTGCTTCTAGTACTTTAAGTGCTGGAGTTAACGCGACTGCGACAGAAATACCTGTAACAGACGCTACTGGTTTTCCTGCTTCTGGGATGGCATCTATAGCCGCAGAAGCTTCTAATAGTGGAGAAATGATATATTATGATGGCGTTTCTTCTACAGCTTTACTTAATGTAACGCGTGGGTTTATTAACGCATCTGGTTCTCATAATAGTGGAGCAGTTATTAAATCCGGTGGTTATACTTTCCATGGTACTGATACACACGTTCACAACTATTGGCAATTTACTTATCCAGAAACCACTACTTCAACTAAATCTTTAGCTTACACTTACATGTTAAATCCTTATGGTTTAACTTACAACAAAGGAAGTACCTATAACCCGTGGTATTACACTTCTGCTGCATGGTCTTCTAATGATGCTACCACATATGTTCAGGACCAATTTCCTCTAGATGATTTTGGTAGATTTATGGACCAATATTATTTAGTAAGAAGTCAAGGTAAAGCAGGGGCTAACAGTTATAAGAATCCATTACATATGCCTAATGTGTTTAGGATAACTCCTGTACGTTCATGGAATAAAAACCCCGGCAGTACTACAGATGCTAGTGCAAGTGATGCCCGTGGTAATCCTACTAAAATATTAGATGATGGTGCTACAAACGCTGATTCAAATAGTAAGGACTATACTAATCAAAATTTACAAAACTCTAGCAGTGGTCAAATAAGTCTAAGCGGCACTAATGACCACACATGGAGAGATATGGAGAATAATGACAGGACTACTCCCTTGCAGGAATATTTAATAGTTCTTCTTGATTCTAAGACTGACAAATTGTTTTTTAATATGTCTAATTATGCTCCTTATTTACAATCATCTATTTCCACTGCCCCTCCATGGGGTATCGATTCTGTTTCTTTGTTAAAGGTTGAAAATTCAGGTAATAGATTAATGAATGCTTATTGGGAACCTGTAGAATTTACTGACGGAACAGCATCCAGTAAAGAGTATAGAGATACCACTAATGATAAATATTCAGAAGTTTCTTGTAGTTTATCTAAGAGTGGTATTATTTCTTATGATATGATTGATAATTGGAATAGCGTAACTTTAGAAGATTTGGCTGGAGGAAAGATTGGTCATGTTACGAGTAGTAATGATTATGATTTTGGAATAATGTCAGGAAGTGTCTCTGGTTCAGTGCAAACTGGAACTGAGTTTGGTGATTATTTCGTAATTACTGGAACTTCTAGTGGAGACATATCTTCTCAATTTAAAACCTACACAACTGCTCTAAATGCTGTTGATATAGGTTCTTTTAAATATATTGCTCAAATTACTTCACCAGCTGGTTATGATAAAAATGCCTTTTGGTTAACTAAAGATGGTGATGATGGATGGGATGGTGACGATACTGTATACTTCCATATAGGAGATAGTTCGGCATCTTTGAGAGATAGTTGTCAAAGTTTAAGTGGGGATATTGAATTTGTTGTAAGGCGTATTAATATGTATAATGCCTTTACAGGATTCAGTAAAGTCTATTTACCTAGTGGTGGAACTGCACATAAACTTTTAGGAGTTGATAGTGAATATCCATCAGATGGTTTCCCTAACCAATATACATTATACCCTGACGATTCGAGAGGAGACAGAATTGGAGAAAGTATAGAAGCTTCATGGCGTAATCAACAAAAATATGCTGTAAAAATAGGTTTGTCTGGTACGATGAAATTAGGGAGTGATTATATACATCCAGAATTATGGAATATTTTTGATGCTAATCAAAGTTCAAGTGCTGTAGTTAGAGTAATAGATGATTCAGCTTACAACTTAAATTCTCTAGCTATTACTAGTAGTATTAATGTGGGTAGAGCTGGTACTTATTATAAAGCAGTTACTCATAAAGGAAAGGTTATTATTACTAAAACAGGGGTTCAGTTGCAGGAGGTTGGTTTTACTAGTGTGGCGTTGGGTGATGAAAGTGTTGCCACTTCACAAGCTTTTGATAACCAAGGCCCTTCCACTCTTTATGGACATTTACACACTCTCCGTAAGATTCAAGCACAGGATTGTAGGGTATATTGGGATGAGCCACAAAAGGATGGTACATTTTTAAGACTGTTTGGAGTAGTTCAAAATATTAATGAAACAGCTGGGGTAGGAGGACCGCGTAGAATAGTTAACTACACTTTTACTTTAGGTGTTGATGGTATTGCGTTATTAGATACTTCGGGTAAATTAATGACAGATATTTTCCCACTAGGAGGAATAGCTGATGAACAGACTTATACCTAAAATTACTATAGATGGTAAAGAAGTAACCTTTTTAGATGGAGCTTTAACTAATACAGGAGGCTTACGTGCTGCTTCTATGGATTTTAAGATTCCTTTACGCTATGGTAATGAAATGAAATTATGGAACAAAGAAGTTGTTATGTATATCAACGAAGAGAGTGGTACTCCTTTGTTTAGGGGTTATGTTAAAAGAGTGAAAAAAGGATTTAATTTTATAAGGATAATGGCTCAAGACGTTTTAGGATATTTGGTCTTAGGAGGTAGTCCAGACCAAGCTATATTAGCTTTAACTGAGGAGGATAATCTTGATGGTCTTACTGCTGGTAATGCTATTAGAAAAGCTATAAAAATGGTTAAGTTGGATTCTAAAATAGGAACCGATTGTATAGGAGACACTTCTCCTTTAATTAGTTCTTCTGCTCCTCCTTTAAGAGGAACTTACGCAGTATTAGATATAATAAAAGAATTATTAAAAAGAGCCGTAGATGATTCAGGAGAGTTACCGAGACCTAATATACTTAAGGTAATAGATGACGGTAAAAAATCTCAGCTGGTTATAGAGTTAGAAAGTGATTTAAAAACCTCTGATATAACATATAAATTTAACAGTAAGGATAATATTACAAGTTTAAAAATTATTAATAAAAAAATACCCACTATGATTATAGTAACGGGAAAAAATAAAGTAAAGGGTACTTTCACTCACGAGGGAGCTCGTAAGGCTTTGGATGTAAGTTACTTAGAAGTTGATAATAAAAACCTTGAATCTCCTGCTGCTTGTAGGGACTTTGCTCAAAAAATATTTAGAGCTAATTTAGAAGCTCAATATGAATATGGTATAGACACTCTAGAAGGTGTTTATTTAGCTGAAAATGATGTAGTAAACATTAGCACGGACCAACAAGAATATTCAGGCAACTACAGGATTCGTGGTAAAAAGATTGCTTTTACTCCGGGAGGTTACTCTGTGGGAATAAATATAAATAAAAAACCACCGACTCTCGCTGAATATATTAAACAACAAGATAGCTAAGGGGTGTTCATGTTTGGGGGTCCACGTGGATTTCCAGTGACACCATCATCTCTACCATAGGAAGGAGCGTAGTCACCAGCATTTGCACCACCACCAGATGTTTCTGAACCACCGGGGTTCATAGTTCTGACTGCTACAGTTCCAGCTGGTTGCATACCTTCGAACTCTCCACCACCAAGTTTAACGACAGAATCTATTCTACCCTCAGAATTAAGTCCTGCGTCACGACCCATTTTGCGTCCATAACCTGTAATGTCTTTTTCAAATTCCATGTTTAAATTTCACACCTATCTCCCACACAAGCATACTCCCCTTTACCTTGGGTAGTATCTTCTAACTCGTATTGAGAGAGTTGTGTATAATTAATTACGGGGAGTTTCTTTATAAGCCTTTCGTAGGTTCGGGCATCAATTTCTTCATAAGGAGCTAATTCATACTTACCACCATCGTATGGTAGGAAGGATACTCCATTAATGATATCCCAATTCTTATAAACCCAATTACCTACTTCAAACCATTCATCGTCTCTAACATACACAGTCATACTAGCGTTATGTTCACACCAATTGTGTTGTAAGTTTTTGTAATGGCTCAGTTGCTCAAGAGCTGAGACATCTTTACGGGTTATACATCCCTCGGGAGATTTAACTGGAAACTCTAATACCCATGTGGTAGCTGTCTTTTTATCTTGCCCCACTTCTGGTGATGCTTTTATACCTGCATCTTTCATCATTTTAAATAATGGGTCACGGGCTGCAATTCGGTAACGACGTATGTAGTATTGAGAGTATCTTGGGTGGACGCCAGACGCAGAGTCAACAAGCTGTGAAACAGTTCCTGATGGCTTAACACAAGTGGTCGCAACAGGCACATTTATACCGAGTACCTTTGCTGCTTTACGAGATATGCGTAAAACACGGCTTTTAAGCGCTTTTAAGCATTCCGATGTGAGAACCGAAGGGTTATCCATCTGACCGGTTAAACTGACACCTAGAAGCCGTTCTACGTCACAGTTCTTTTTCCACTCTTTTCTCAGATACGGAAAGTCCGTAAAGGTTGCTTGTATTACACCAAGCCACGTTGCTGTCTCAACTTTGTCTAACAAGGAGTCTAAATCATCCTCGGCTCTTATTACTACTTCCGAAAGGTTACAGAATTCCATATCCCGCAACATTATTTCTCCACAAGGATTAGTTCCTTGGATAAGAGGAGCGTAACGTCTTGATGGTGCTTTGCTCTGTGCAGCACTAAGATTAAATATACCTCTTTCTCCAGTGCCTGATAGAGCTAATGAAGCCCATTCTTTTAAAAATTGTGCTGCGGAAGGCTTTTCCCTGAATATCGCACTATTATTTGCCATAGCACGTTTAATAGGGAAAGGCCATTCCTTAGCGTGACGCATTTCTTTGTCATCAAGGTCACTCAAAGAGATTTGTGAGCTGCGTCTAACTCCACCCACGACTACTATTTCTGCAATTTGATTACATATATCGTGAGCTTCAAGTGTCGTGAGCTTTCGACCTTGGGCGTTGTGCATGGTCTCACGTATGAAATCATGCAATTTTACTAGAGGTTGGGGACCTGATGCTCTTCCTCCCATAGTGTTTAGTCGAGCACCTTCAGGTCTAATCTCTGAGTAATCGAAATAAATATTTTGTCCCTTATAGAGACTGTTCATCAGGGTCTTTACTGAATCAGCCCACCCTGCTTTAGAGTCTGCTATCATTTCTTTAGGTAAACCTTGACCTGATTTAATTGTAGGTACTTCAGGTAATTTTTCTACCTCAGTTTTCTCCACTGAGAAACCAAAACCAGTTCCACACATTAATATATATAAACATTCAGCAAAAGCATCTACTGTGTTTATTTTTCCAAATGCACAATTATAAATGCAAGTGTTATCAAACTCAGCAGCTGGACCAGCGGCCCATAAAAATCGCATGGAGGGCATTACTGCAAATTTTGTCATATACTTTCTTATCTTATTAATTGTTTTGTCAGGTATATTTGGGTTTTTTAAAATTATAAATTCAATAAATCTTTCAATTGTTTCCGGCCAATCTTCTCTGCGGGCCTCTTCATCTAGCCAACGTGAATACGTTCGTTTATATATAAATTCTGCTACTTCGTTTTTAAACATTTTACCACTCCAATGCGGTTCATTACTTTAGTTTTTCTAACTATAAAAAGTTATGCCTTATAGTCTATTAAAACACGTTTGCCACAAGTGCAATCCTCTTTGGGATTACACTCACAGCGAGATAGGGTCGTTAATAACCCCATCTAAAAATCTACCATCTACCCCATTCTGGGCAATCTGGGTCTGCACATGGTGGACCAGAGTGACCTTCACATTTGGGTATCTCTTTCTTTTCTTCCTTTTTCACTTTAGGTTTAGGCTCAGCCTTTTTTGTTGCTTTTGCTTTCTTAGCCATATTTATAATTCCTCTACCTTACCGTCAGAGTATGTTCTCACGGTTATGGATTTACCCCTACGGGCAATTATTTTTTCAGTAAATGTAAGTGCCTCGGGCACTTCTTCTTTGATTTCTTCAATGACTTTTTCAACTTTCTTAGTATTTTTCTTAGCCATAATTAATCCTCTGTACAACAATCTGTACACTCACATCCTTTTTTACAGCACATGATTAACCAGACTCCTCAATCTTAGCGAATTCTTCACCAATGATTGTACTCTTAACCATTTCTGTCTCAGCCCACGGAACAATAGTTCCTGATAGACCGGTAATGGAATCGGTAACTCCGTTCCATGCGTATCCTGCTATATCATTAGGTGTATCACCTTCAGATATATCTGCGTTAGGGACAACAGTGTCCCAATATCCAGACAGACCATTCGGACTGCATACAGCTCTAAATCCTACACATACACCAGTTGGGTCTGTATTAGGATAGACTTCGTAGCGTGCTACGTATACGTCTGCTTTACATCCGGCATTTCCGTCTACTGTTATAGTTATTACTGCCATAATATTTCACCTTTTTTTGTCTTCGCCAATATTACTTACGCTTATATTTGCGTTTCGTTGCTTTCTTTTTGCCTTTAGATTTAACTTTCTTTGGGAGTTTGGAGCCTTTAGGCGTCTCCTTTTCCCATTTCTTCGCCATCTTCGGCTTGTTCTTGTACATCCAAGCTCTCTGCTTCTGACTCTTGAACGGCATCTTCTTGCTCCTTTTGTAGTTCTGCTATAAATGCTTGCCAATCGTGTACTAATTCGTGTTTCTCAACAAAATCATTTACAATCTGACCATTTTGTTCTATAGCTTGTTGCATTTGCATTGCTTGTTGTTCAGTAGCTGCTAGTCTCTCACCTAATTGTCTAGTTTGTCCTACTAACCAGTTTAAGTTATCCATGGTTTGTTTAGGTCCATTAGAATTATTAAATTCCTTTACCCAGCCTTCTACTTCGTTCATACGTTTCTCTAATCTTTTCAATGTAGCCATTGTTTTTTCTCCTATGTACAGGCACAGTCTCCTGCACATACTTTCATTTGTATTAACTTATCCTTTGAATACCTATTTAAAGCTTTCTCTCTCATGTTCTGAATAATGTGTCCAGCTTTGTCTGGGTTCTCAGTATACCAACCCCAGTCTCGGCCCGGCTCGTTATAGATACTCTCGAATATAAAATGAATGTCACGGTTGGAGTAACCAGCATTGATTAACTCCATACCAATAATCTTATTCTCCTCATGGGAGCTATGTCCACGCTCTATATTATGCTCTATAAGCTCTATTATACACTTTCTAGGGGGCATAATATAATCATGCTGTATAGAGGTATGCTTAATAGGGCTTATAACATTGTTAATTTTATCTAAAAGATAAGCTACACTAAGAGATACGTTATGCTTTATGTCGTGTTCGTCACACATATACTCAACAAAGTGACGATATGCTTTTTTACTTTTAGTAGACTCAAACTCCTCAGTTCGTGGTTCGACAGCCATACCATATATTTCCTCTACAGACATCTTCATAACTTCATTAACAGTTAGTTGTATACACCACACACCAGTAGGTTCATTAGTTATCTTAGATATGTACTGAGTGTTGGGTATCCTACGTAAACAAGCTACGCTATTGTTTATACATGCTTGGTCTAAGGTTTTAAGTTTATATTTGTTCTTTAAGAATGTTAAGTAATTTCTTAGCATGTCTCTTTTGATAGTATCCGACAAGTCCACGTGGGAGTACAGGTCTATATTCATTTGAAAGCCCTTCCCCCCTGTAAGATATATCCTTGGTATAATCCCGTTGGGTTTGCAGTACTGTCTTATAAATCTTCTTACGTCCATTAAACATTTTTTAATATCCTTTTCATCATCAAAGTCAAACCATATAGTATTTAACACAGCAGAGTCATAAAAGGTTTTACCCTCTGTCTTGTCCTGCGTATCATCAAACACATACACACTGGTGTAACAGTTTTTTTTACCGTTGAATTCCTTTATTTTTTCTTCGAGCTGGTCGATGTTATAGCATCTTCCAATCCTAGCTGGGATTCCAAATTCTCTGAAATACATTCTCCTACTATCTCCATTACTTCTATTTTTTGGGTCCAATCTCGAGGTATAGCCATTATATCTACACCATCACATTGAGACCCATGCATAACTAATACTAAAGCTTTATCATCCTTAGCTACTAATTCCCCTACTGTTTCACACACAGTTAGATGTTCAGAAGGGTTAGAGCCATTTATTTTATATTGTTTAAATGTACTGGCTGCGTCATTCCATGTGACCTTTACTAAAGGACCAACACTCCCAAGGGTTTCCCCTACTCGGTCTTTATTATCTATTGGGGTTCTATCTCCCTTTTTGTAACTCATCGTGAGACTCCTTTGTTATCCATTCTTTCCATTCTTCAAACAACATAGCCACTACACTTAAATCTCCTTCATGTGTATGGTATTTGGCGTTTGGTGGGGTTTCTGTTACCATTAACGCATTGTAGGGTCTATCAAATAATAACCTACTATATGGAATTTGATTGTCAGATAACCATTCCTTGGTTGCCATAACCCAATCTAATGAATTGGGTCTTTTACACCATATTGTTATGTGGTGTTCTTTTAACATTAACCAACTCATAAAATCCTTTACGTTGGCTAATGGTTTTGCTTGCTCTACATCATGGTAGTCTTTACAAGGAGTACAAATTACTCCGTCCATTCCGAATACTAAATTCATTTTTTCTTATTTCCTTTCATTTCCTGAGCTATATTATTAGCCCAGTTAATCCATTTCTTACCTATTACATCCCAACTATAATATTTTTTAGCATGTTTTCTTCCTGCTTTACCAGCAGCTATACGTTTATCAGGGTTGTGATAGTAATAATCTAAAGCTTCACATATAGCTTTTTCACTACATATAGCTCTTTGTGGTGCTGCTCGAGCAGGAGTGTCCCACCACATATCTTTATATGGTAGTAATATACCTCTCTCGCATATATCTTCTTCTTCTAAGTGGTCTCTGCCATTTGGTCCTGCATCATTAAAATGTCCTCCTAATGGAAACATAGGTATGTCTTCGTTCTCAGCATCTTCTGATTTAATTAGTTCCCAACCTGTGGTGTAGTTTGTAACACATATAGGAACTCCACAAGACATAGCTTCTAATGTAGGTATACCAAAACCTTCACCAGCCGTAGGTAAAACGAATACATCCATACAATTATAAAGGTTGGCCATCTCTTTTTCAGTGACTGCTTCTCCTCCATCCAAGAAACCCATTAAGGGGTCCATTAAATAATCTTTAGATATATAGTTTTCTATAAAATTAGGAAACTTCCATCCCATAGCATCGTTCCAATCCATATGCATTATTAGTTTGGCTTCTTTTGGGCTCAGATTATTTTTCTGTACGAACTGAGCAAAACCTTTAACTAAGCGTGGTAGGTTTTTACGGTGTTGATTTCTTGCTACACATCCTACAATGAATGCATTAGGTTTAGGGTTATTACCATACATAGGTTTCATAATAGGTTTGAATAAATCAGTATCAACTCCATGTGGGATGTATGTTGTTTTTTTATTAAAGTCTTTCTCTAATCCTATTTGACCATAACGTGACATGGCTACCCCATAATCTATATTATCCATTTGTTGTTGCCATTGAGGGATAGAGGGTTCTCCATCATAAGGTATAATACAACCAAATTTCCATGGCATGCCCTTTTGTACTTGTTTAAAGGCAGTGTTCATCATTTCCATTCTTTCTTTACGCCCTAATAATTTACCAGTCTCTGGGTTATACATGGGTAATTGTATCATCTGGGGGGATTTCATATCTGTGATATGTTTAAACATTTGGAAATCAAGATGTCCTATAACTAAATCTGGTTTAAAATCCTTTACCCAAATAGGGAATGATTTTTCTCCAAACCTTTCTTGTCCCATATACATAATAGGTAAGAGTTCGAAAGTAGCCTTTTTATCTTTTTGATTTAAAGGCCATGGAGTTTTCCATTTACCATAACGGGGGTTCTGACACCCAGCATAACCTATATGGTGTCCTTCATCATACAATATACACCCTATATTCTTCGTGTTAGTTCCGAAACCAGTAGGAGCCCAAGGGCTATCTGATACTGGCATAATACGTAACTTACCTTTTAAAGGTCTATCCCATTCTACATCTTCAGCGTATTCGCCTACTGTATTCATATCATTCTTGCTTTTTGACATTTATTACCTCTATTGTTTTATAGCTATAATATCTCTTTTATTAACAATAACGGTTCCCTTATCTCCAGTAAGGTATACAAAATTCTCATCGTCGTTCGTTATCATTCCTCTTCCGACCTTTGTTCTTTCTTCTTCACGCCAAACCACTTTGACTTCTGCGTCCGACAAAAATGCCGACAACGGTTTAATTTCCTTTTCATCCATTTTATCACTACCCGAAGGGGTAGGAGCAGTACACGTACTGTCCTATTAATAATATATTTTATCTTAGTATATAAAGTTTGTGGCATTATATCCACTCTGCAAGTGATTGTTGTTTTTTATCTAACATAGTTAAGGGGGGCTTTTTCTTAACGTACTCTTTTAATCCAAATTTAATAAGTAGGTTAGATATCGTATCCCAATAGTATGTAATGTCTATTTCATCTACAGATTTTATTTGTTCCTTAAGTCTATAACCTTCCTTGGTTTTAGCGTAAAAGTATGTTGTTCCTTCTGCTGGTTCCATTCCTATTTGTTTTCCAAGATTCATTAATTGTACAGTTAGGTCTGTTTCAGATTTATAATCATCATATCCTCTGTTGGTGGACCTACGCATTATAAAATCTTCTAAGATATATTCATCTAAATCATATAATTTATCTACAAATGAATTTGTAACGGTATTATTTAATCGAGCGTCAGATAGTTTATCTAATACCTTATTATAGAATCTAGAACGGCTCTTTGATTTAAAGGTGCTTCCATGCTTTGTAACACTACCATCCAAGTTACGTAATATATAATTACCAACCTGAATCCATACACCTTCCTTAAATATATCTTTATCCATAGATATATTTTTAGCTTCACTAAAAGGTATGTGATATTTAAGTAGTTGTCTCAGCCTACCAGTTAACCACTCGACATCAACATCCACATTAGTATTAATCCCATCAGTGTGTACATAAACCACAGCATCCTTTCCATACCTAGAACGGATGATGTCGACACCCGATAGGAGTAACCAACGGGCAATAGCTGTGATAGTGATACCCACCCCCATATCACCATAGCTAACGTAAGGATTAGCGTTTGCACCATAAAACGTGTTCACCATTATTTTAAGAGCATCGGACTTGCTCTTATCTTCTTTCGTTTTACCTAGCTTATAAGGTTTACGCATCTCTTTAAATACACTACACATATTATATAATGAACTTTTGTTCTGTTGGTCTATCTTAACCTTTAAACGCTTGTTGACTTTGTTATCAGGCACATAAAGAATACCATCCTTAAACTCTATGTCTGGACTATATTCCTCATAACCTACAATTTTGGTGGTATCAGGTCCTAAGTTGAGAGCCATAGCTATAGATGGGTAATACGAACTGAAATCTACTTTATAGTTCTCAGCTTCATAACCTTGTCTATATAGTTCAATGTGTGCAGCTTGATAGTTGCCTTTGTCAAACCTAAATATTTGTGGATGTCTCTCTTTATTTCTATTAAGCGCCACTATGCCCTGCTCGAATAAGCTCCTCCCCTGCAATATTTTCGTAATATAGCTACTGGGGGCGTTAACATAGGTGGCCAGTGGTACACATAGAACCTCGGCTACGTATTGTATTTGTGGAAAGTAGTGGTTATACATAAACATCGTACAGTCCACATCTGACAGAACGTAGTCTTCTATCTCATGTAGGGGGTAATCGAGAAGGTTTTTCTCTGCAAAGTCGAGCTCAATCGGTTCAAGGCCAAATGCCTGAGATACCTGTTTGAGTCCACGTGGTAAGCCTGATAATGAATAATCCAATCGGGCCCACCGTAGCAGGTCTAAAACTATGCGACCACCAGCGTTCATCTTTAGTTCTCTATTATCTTTAGGAGGTTCATACCCCCAGCTTGAACCATCTCTGTTCAAGTGTTTTTTATATTGGTCTTCGTTTATATGATTATAACGGACCCTGTGGAGTATTTGTGGAATATCATACCCCACAAGATTCCACCCCGCAATAATGTCAGGGTCATAGTCCTGTACATAATTAGCGAAGTCCCATAGTAATTTACTATCATCTTCTTTCTCATTGTCCCAAAGGAACACTTTGCGCTCTCCGGTGGAAGTTACAATGCCAATGGCAACGATAGGGTATCTTTCTCCAAAAGGAAAAGTACCATCGGGGGAGTGTGTTTCTATATCGAACACAAGGCATTTTACATCTTTGTCGTTAGGGTAGTCTGCAAAGAACTTAGGATGTTCTATACATAACCTTTCGAGTAATGTTTCCCTTCCACCATCAAAGAGTGCGTGGCTCGGAATGTGGTCCTTACCGGGTATATAGAGGTGTTTTTTCAGTTGGACTGTCTCATCTGAGGCAATCAACTTTTTTGTCTCCCCCATTTTGTCCTCAGTATAGAAGTATGGAGTGTATGGAGACTCTACAGCCTCAGCTTGTCCATTTCTATACATCTTGACCTTCAATTTTTTAGTTTTTAAATCTATTGTGCGTTTGTTTATACTTGCTATAAGTGGAACTTTCATTCTTTATCCTTTAGTTGGTCGTATACTAGTTTAGTATCACTTGGGGTTTTAATATCATCATTCTCTTCTATTTCCCAAACTTTAATGAGTTCAGCCGCTTCTTGTATAGCTCTACCCCACGCTCTATGTATTTGAGCTACCTGTTCATCTTTACTATCTTTATTAGGGGTTTTAATCTCAGGTTCGAACTGACCAGACATATCATAATGATAGTCACTGGCCAGTTTCAGCATTTCAATCCATTGTTTTCTTTCATTATCTGTAGTAACTGTTAGTTTCTTTATAATGGTCATACATTTTCTCTATACTCTTTCTTTTGTTCAGGTGTCATTCTTCCGACAAGTTTATCTATATTATTAATCATGAGTTCAGATATCTTAATATCATATACATCACACAGACGTGTGAGATACCATAAGACATCACCCATCTCATCTATAATAAGGTCGGTATTATCTATGTGGTCTCTTATTTCTTTCTTAAAAGCTCCACCGACTTCTCCTGCTTCATTCATTAAACCTATCATTAGGTATTCTTTTTCTCTACGCTTAGGATATTTCGCAGTTTTGCGAGTAAAATCCATATAGGTAGCTTCTATTCCACTTACCATATTTGTAACTCCTCTGGTAGTATATCTTTTCTGAGAATCCAGTTTCTCTCATTTGGTAGGTATCTATGAACTAAGTCTGCTTTCCTATCTCCTTGCACAGGCCAAGGTTTAATAAGGATGAGGTCTCGTTCTCTAACCCACATTCTCCTTTTAAATTTACCACCAATTCTTACCATTCTCGTTTTACCATCTTCACAGAGGGCTGTCATACGTGACCCACCTGACATTTCACTCACAACAGCAAATTGTTCGTCTTTAATCGGTAGTTTCACTTTCTTCGTAAAACTTTCTGACTGCTTCACTTTCTTCATCTGTATAATCTCCTTCTGCATTTAATAGAAAATGTGCATGGTTTCTGCACTTTGCGTCTTTGGCTGTTTTAAAGACGCTGGGGTAATCAGCATCACTGACCTCTATCGCTGTCTTTGCTCTCTCACCCAGTTCAATGTTGTCCCCGCTAAACGGGTCAACAATTTTGATACTGCTACAACTGCGCCTAATGTATTCATCAGCCACTTTAGGCCAGTTTTCTCGTATAAACTCTTTTGTTTCTTCAATTAACTCACTCCAATTTATTTTAGACACAGGTTCATTAATCAATGGACTCTTATAGTAAAGTTTCTTACCACCTTCATCATCTACTTCCAAGAACCCTGTCATTAAAAGACCCGCTAAGACAGGTCTCAGTTTAGTAAAAGGTAAACCCGCAGCTTTCGCTGCTTTCTTCAGTTCACCTTCAGACATCTTCACTGTCTCACTATCTGCGAACCCAAACTTATCTAGTCTCGTTTCAGGAAACAGTTTTAATATGTCTGTTCCGTGACTTGGCATATGTAAACATTCCTCAACAAAGGAGTTGAGATATATTCTCAGTCCAAGCCAGTTGTGTTTAGGCGAAACCAAACCATAGGTTATTCCATCATGTTTAGTCCTAATTATTTCATCAGGATAAAATCTAGCAATAGCGTTTATAAGTCTTAGTAGGTATTGAACCTTAGAACGTGAGACAGGGAACGCACTTGGTATCGCTTCAAAAAGGAAAGGGGCACAGGGGTTTTTAATTACCGTAGCATCATCTTCATCCCTTTCTCTTAAAGCCTTAGTTACGTGTTCCTTTAATTCTGCTATTTCTTTATCAGACATTGATGACATAGTTTTTTTAGGTAGTGCCGAATTCATTAGCTTATGCTTTACCACTAACTCAGTTTGTTTAACTGTGGGGTTAGTGTGCATAATCATACACCTACGTTCCAATTCAGCATCAAACATAGCTGAACCTTTATCGTTCTCTACTGCGACTGCCATTAATACATACTTAGGGTGTAACCATTGATAGGTAGGTAATTTCCTTGTTACATCGGTAACCTTCCTTTCGCTGGTTCTTCCATCAGCCCACGTCTTAATTATTTCCATAACACCTTCAGGTATCTTTTGAGCTTCAGGTATAAATACAAAACGTGCATTGTTTATTTTTTCAGTATCATACCAAATAGCTGTCTCAGACATATGCTCTACTGTATAGATATATTCTTCAGGTAAAAGATTACCTATGGCTTCCATTAGCACAGTTTTTCCAGTTCCACTATAAGCTTTAATACAAAAATTAGTGTCTTCTAACAAGTAAGATAGTGAAGTGGTTAAGGCTAAAGCATCCTCTCCCAGTATAGGGAAAAGAGTTCCATCGGGTTTCTTTGCGTTATGAAAATATCTTAATAAATCATGTAATTCAAATTTTTTCATTTACACACTTCCTATATAAAAGATAGAACAATCCTAAGATTGGTCCATCTAATATAAAAACTATTGTTATATATTCTATTATATCCATTTCTGCCTCGCATTGTTTAGGTTTAATACATTGTGTTCACAAAGTTTCACTGCATATTTCTTTAGTTCTTTGTCTGAAATTGCAGGGAATTGTTCTTTCATTACCAAGTATAAATCTATCATAGTTATAGGGTCTCCATTTTTATCCTTAAGGTATTCTACTATCTCTTCGGGAACTACCCATGTGTAGGATTGTTCTTCACTGCTTGTTAAGCTTGGTCTAAACTTCTCAGCTACAAAGGGGTCTTCCTCGGTTGGGGATAATAAATACCCATTGGCTTCTCTACCTAAAGTAGTCTTTACTTTCCCTTTTTGAAATTCAAAAACTAAATCAGTAGGGTTAATACCATTCTCAATTATTGTAGTAAATAAACGCTGGGCATTAGTGTGTGAGGCTATTGTAAGCGTCAGATATTTTATGGTTTTTTCTGCGGATACATATATGCCGTAGGTGAATTCATTTATTTTAGGTGTGCCGTTCTTACAAAAGACACATTCACCTTCCTTTGCCCAACATTTATTCCTACGTTTCGTTGAAGGATTCCAGTGTTTGACTCTATGGATTGGTGCTATGAAAGCAAATTGACCCAACGCCTTCATTGAATCTACTAACCATATTCGTTGACTCCTTGGCGATTGAATCCAATCATCATAGCTACTCATTCTATCTTTATAGTTTTACCTTGTGTTCCTTCGGATTTCTTTACGACTACGTCTAAGACTCCATTGACAAATGTAGCTTTGACTTCTTCTGGGTTGAGTTCAAAATCAAAACTTTGTCCATAATCATAGTTTCTTTCTTCAGTCTTAGCTGAGAAAGCTATACTGTGACTATCAACTTTTAGTTCGATGTCTTCCTTCTCAATTCCGGGTAAGTCTGCACTGAGAACTAACTCAGTGTCACGGTCTTCTACACTACCAATCTCTTTACGCTTCTGCATAAATGGTCGTGATTTGGATGGAATTCTCTCAATTTCATTGAGTAAATCTACCCACATGTCCATCATGCGTTCTGCATCTCTTCCAAACATTCAGTCCTCCGTAGCTGATGTAGATGGTCCATCGCCCACACGCTTCATTAATCTGAAGTATGGTTTGTTGGAACCTTCTTTCCAGTAGGTGTTTCTGAACATAACGAATTCGTCTCCACCCTCAGATTTACCTGAGTAGTAGACATTTCC